AAGGGTGACCCTGTGCCATCGGGGAAGACGCATCCGCGAAACTAAACGGTTTTGTTTAGTAGCAATGTTTATTGCGTTTGTTGACAAACAATTGGCATAACAACTTGCGTTGTAGAAACTTGATATGTTAATGGCATGGCAAATGTTGGCAGACCACCGAAGCCGATTGAACAGAAGCGGCGCACTGGTAATCCAGGCAAGCGCAAACTACCTGCACTCAACATTGTGGCTATGCCTGTTGTTGATAACACACCACCTGTTCCGCATCGCCCTTTATTGCGTACAACAAGTGGCGCATTAGGTGCAGGGCAACAGTTGTGGCAACTCATTTGGACGAGTGCTTCGCCTTGGTTGCGTAAAGACATGGACGCTGAATTAGTAATGCTTGTGTGCGAACAAACAGATGAGCGCACAATGCTTAGAGACAAGATGTTCCGTATCGGCTTGGAATGGCGTGAACGAAGTGCTTTGCGCCAATTAGAAAAACAAATAGCAAACAACCTTGCGCAACTAGGCTTCACACCAACTGACCGTGCAAGGCTTGGCATGAGCAACCAATCAACAGATGCGTTACAGGAGTTCCGTGACAGAGTTACAGCGAAGCGCACTCAGTCCTAACAAGAAGTGGTCGCCAACATACTTTGTTAATAGGCGCAACAAAGATACAGACGGAGAACTCGTAACACAGTTTGCAGAACAATGGCTAAGTGTTACCAAAGGGAAACTCGCTGGCGAACCGTTGCAGTTCACACCTTGGCAACAGTGGTTATTAGGTGCGCTACTAGAACGGCGTGAGGATAAACATTTGCGGTTTCGTCGTGCGCTAATTGGTTTGCCACGCAAACAAGGCAAGTCTTTGATGGGTAGTTCGCTTGCGTTGTATGGCTTGTTCGCTGGCGAGCCTGGGGCAGAAGTTTATTCAGCGGCAGGCGATAGGCAACAGGGACGCATCGTGTTCGGTGAAGCCAAGCAACAAATCTTGCAGTCAAAATTGTTGTCGCAAGAATGCAAGGTTTACCGTGACGCAATTGAAGTACCCCGTCATGGCGCTGTTTACCGTGTGTTGTCAAGCGATGGCAAATTGCAACAAGGTTTGAATCCATCGCTAGTAATTTTTGACGAATTGCATGTGCAACCAAATGACGATTTGTGGGACGCACTTACTCTTGGTTCGGGCGCAAGACTTGACCCATTAGCAATTGCAATAACAACTGCAGGCTTTGACTTAGATAGTTTGGCTGGACGCTTGTACAACTATGGCAAGGCAGTATCAGCAAATGAAATACAAGATGACTCGTTTGGTTTCTATTGGTGGGAAGCAAAACCTGAGTGCCAAATAACAAACAAAGTTGAATGGCGCAAGGCAAACCCAAACCTTGCACTCGGTTTAATTGACTTAGAAGACATGGAAGTTAGTGCGAGACAAACAAGTGAAATGGCGTTCAGGCGGTTCCGTCTTAATCAATGGGTACGCACGCAAGAGAGTTGGCTACCTGTGGGCGCATGGGAACAGTGCATAGGCGATGCAACAATAAACACAACTGATGATGCTTGGGTTGGTATTGACATGGCAATGAAATACGACAGCATCGCAGTTGTTATTGCGCAACCACAGAATGACGGCCGCATCGTTGTTGATGCAAAGATTTGGCATCCCGACCAAGCAGATATGAGCGTTGCTGATGTTGAACAACATTTGCGCACACTGCACCGCAATTACAATGTGCGAGAGTTTGCCTACGACCCTGCATATTTTCAACGCAGTGCAGAAGCGTTGTTTGACGAAGCGTTGCCAATGGTTGAGTTTCCGCAGTCATCTCAGCGCATGATTCCAGCGTGTGGCACTGCATACGATTTAATCGTTACAAACAAAGTGGTTCACGATGGTGCGCCAATGTTTAGCGACCAAGTTTTGAGCGCCGCACAACGCATGACTGAAAGCGGTTGGCGATTAAGCAAAGGCAAATCACGCAGAAAAATTGATGCCGCAATTGCAATGTGCATGGCATTAGACCGTGCAACACGCAGAGCAACTAGCACGCCAACGCCTAGTGTTGTGCAGGTATGGTGACGACATGGCATTAAAAGATTTCTTCGGACGCAAAGAACAACGAGCACTACCGACAAACATTGACCCTTACCAGATAACTGCACGCCCGTTATTCAATAACTACACAGGCGAAGTTATTAACGAAGCCAATGTGTTTGCCAGTAGTGCAATGATTGCGTCTGTAACCTTGCTCGCAGACAGCGTTGCAACAATGCCATTAGAACTAATGCGAGACACTGGCGGCAGGTGGGAACGGTTGCCAACGCCAGATGTTTTGCGCCGCCCTAACGACGAACAACTCATGTTTGACTTCGTGCATCAAACAGTGGTAACTCTTGCAATACATGGCGTTGATTTTGTGTACGCACCGACTGATAGAACTGGCATGCCATTAGAGTTGCGCAACTTAAATCCGCTCAGCATTAAGCATGCGCCAAACGATGACGGCACAATGTTCTACCAAATAGGCACATCAAAAGATTTACTTGGACGAGATGTAATACGCCAAATTGATTGGTTAAGACTTCCCGGACAGTGGCGTGGCATATCACCAATAGATGCAATGCGAAACATTATTGGCACAGACATTTCAATCAACCGTTACCTTGCCGCCTTCTATGGCGATGGCGCAACGCCATCAAGCGTGTTAGAAACAGAACAACAAATGACGCCAGACCAAGCGCAAGTGTTGCGTGATACATGGACAGACATGCACTACAAAACACGCAAGCCTGCAGTGCTATCTGGTGGACTTAAATGGAAACCAATTAACGCAAGCGCAAGCGACATGGACACAATGGCGCACCGTGAAAGCATTGTGCGAGATATTGCTCGTGCATACCGAATACCGTTGCACTTAATCAATGGCACAGGTGGCGATTCGCAAACATATCAAAATGTTGAAAGCGCAGGCATTAACTTTGTGCGTCATACCTTGTTGCCTTACATGCGCAGAATAGAAGGCGCAATAAGTGAAATGTTGCCGCCAGATTTAAGTGTGCGATTTAATGCAGATGAATACATGCGAGCAGACTTGTCCACAAGAGTTCGTGCAAGCCAAATACAAATATCATCTGGCATGCTTACACCAAACGAAGCACGCCACATTGAGGGACGCGAACCGTATGACGGCGGAGACAACTTCACATTCTTACCAACAGGAGTTGTGCCACCGCTAGGTACAGACAGCGAACGACCAGCATGATTGACTTAGCCATTGGTGATTTTGTTTCGTGGGATTCAAGTGGTGGGCGTGCAAGAGGCAAAGTTAAATCTATAACAAAGAATGGCACGGTAAAAGTACCAGGTACAGACTTTGAATTAAACGCAACACCAGAAGAACCAGTTGCATTGATAACAGTGTTTGACAAAGTTGAAGGCGGTTGGCGAGCAAGCGATGTAGTCGTTGGACACAAGTTCAGCACGCTTACTAAAATTGATGACTTGCCACAGCCGTCAGAAGAACGAGCAGTAAATCTTGAACCGCCTGCGTACATGCGAGCCGCCGCAAAGCGTGGCATTGAGTTGCATGAAGAAGGTTTAAGTGGAGATGGCGTAGTACCGCAAACAATTGAAGACGCACGCAAAATGGCGTCGGGAACAGTCACAGAACAAAAGTGGCGCAGAATAGGGCCGTGGATAGCACGCCACCTTGTAGATTTAGACGCAGTTCAAGGTGACGAGATTACGCCAGGACTTGTTGCACATTTGTTATGGGGTAGTGGTCCAAGTAAATCAGATGCGAGGCGTGCAATGGAATATGCAAACGATGTAGTTGGCAGACTAGAAGAAGAAAGAGATGCAATGAACGACAACGAGCAAAATATGTACCATGACGAAGACGAGATGAATACTGTTGTAGATAAGCGTGAATTGCCTAGCAACTACCGCCCAGCCGACAGTGAAGATGTGCCAGAGGGCAGGTCGTGCGGCAACTGTTACTTCTTTGACCAAGAGCGAAGTTTCTGTTTGAAGTGGGACGCAGGTTGCGACCCAAATTATTACTGCGACTCGTGGAAAGCAATATCAACAGAAGTTGTTAATGAAGTTGTAGAGGACGCAGGCATGTACGAGGACGACGAGATGGCAAGCGTTCGCAATCGTTGGGTTGTTACAACTAACAACAAACGCAGTATCGCTTACAGCAATTTAGAAGTTCGTGCAGAGGGCGATGGCAACACGCTTGTTGGTTATGCCGCAGTGTTTGATTCGCCAAGCGAACCGTTGCCTTGGACTGAGTTTGTTCGCCGTGGTGCATTTGCCAAAACAATTAACGATGGTGCAGATGTACGCCTGCTTGTTGACCATGAAGGCGTGCCACTCGCACGCACAAAGAGCGGCACATTGCGTATCAGCGAAGATGATAAAGGCTTGCGAGTAGAAGCGGACTTAGACGAAGCCAACCCAGATGCCGCCCGTGTTATGAGCGCACTACGCAGAGGCGATGTAAGCCAAATGAGTTTTGCATTCGAGCCAGTAAAAGATAGTTGGTCAAAAGACAACAAGACTCGCGAACTCAAAGAAGTCAAGTTGTTTGATGTCAGTGTCGTAACTTATCCTGCCTACGAAGAAACAATGGTGCAGTTACGCAACTCGCAAGCAAACAACACAGACAGCACTACAGTGAAAACAAGTTCGTTGGCGTTGCGACGAGCACAGATAGCAATACAACGCACAAGCAGAGCCGTTCAACAGCCGACTGAATAAGTCACTGACAAGGACACTTGCAGTTAATTACCAACTACAAACAAACTGGAGAACATCAAATGTCAATGTCAGACAAACTTAAAGAGAAGCGCAGTGCGCTACTCATTGAAGCGCAAAACATCGTGGACAAAGCAGAAGCCGAAGCCCGTGATTTGACCGCAGAAGAAGATAGCGCAATCGCAACAGCGTTGCAAGACTCAAAGAGCCTTGACGCAAACATTGCGCACCACGAAGAACTTGAAGCACGCTCGGCACAAGCCAAAGAAGTGCGCAAAGAAAGTGGCATCGGCGGAACAGTTATTAAATCCGAAGCACGCACATATAGCCCAAGAGCAGAAACATCGTTTCTTGCTGACGCTTATGCGGCACAGTTCAACAACGACTTCGGTGCGAAAGAGCGTCTTGCACGCCACATGAACGAAGAAAAAATTGAACGACGAGATGTAACCAGTTCAAACTTTGCTGGTTTAGTTGTTCCACAATTTCTTACCGACTTGGCGGCACCGTTCGCTCGTGCTGGTCGCCCATTCCTAGACCAGGCTCGCAAGCATGCGCTACCTGATTCTGGTTTGGTTATCAGCATCAGCAAAGTAACAACAGGCTCTGCAACCGCAGTACAAACTGAAGGTGCAACAGTTCAAGAAACAAACATGGACGACACGAAACTTGATGTCTCTATCGTCACTGTTGCTGGTCAGCAAAATGTTTCGCGTCAAGCAATTGAGCGTGGCACAAACATTGATTCGCTAGTAATGGCTGACCTTGTTTCTGCTTACCACACAAACCTTGATTCGTTGTTTGTAACAACAAGTGCAACATCACTAACTAATGTGATTACGCAAGTTGTGACCTACACCGATGCTTCACCAACCGTTGCAGAGTTGTATCCGAAGTTGGCTGACTGTATTCAGCGCATTCAAACAAACTTCTTCGCTGGACCAAACTTCATGCTTATGCACCCACGCCGTTTGGCTTTCATCTTGGCATCGCTTGATGACCAGAAGCGACCATTGGCTGTGCCAGTGCCTAACTTCAATGGACAGCCTGCAATTGCATCGGGTAATGGCGCACCTGTGTACGGCAACAGTGGTTACACAATCATGGGCTTGCCAGTTATCACAGATGCCAATGTCACCACGACAAACGGTGCAGGTAGCAACGAGGATGTGATTATCTTGGGCAACACGCAAGAAGCACACTTGTTTGAACAAGGTAGTGGCGAGCCAATGATGTTGCGCTTTGAGCAACCAAAGGCTTCTGAACTTGATGTAACCATGATTGTTTATGGCTACTCAGCATTCACCGCTAACCGTTATCCAAATGCTTTCGCATTGGTTGGCGGCACGGGCTTGGTAACACCAACCTTCTAATCCATCTATGATGTGAGTGCAGTGCAAGTTGTTTGCACTGCACTCACCATCTAGGAGTGTTCATGTCTGACAAAGAATTACAAGTTAAATCATTACTCATTGAGCGTGCTGGCTATGTTGCACGCAACTTGCCAAAGCGTGTAGCGGCAGTTGATGACGCACTCGCACAACTAGGACACAAGACAAGCAAAGTTGAAACAGCGTCTTACGAACCAGCAGTAGAGAAAGCAACTAAGCCAGAGCCAACCAAGCGCAAGAAGTAGCACATGGCAATCAACAATGGCTACGCCACCTTGGCGCAAGTCAAATCGGCTTTAAGAATTACTGACAGTGTTGATGACACATTATTAGAACAGGCAATTGAAAGCGCAAGTAGGCGCATTGACGGTTATTGCGGACGCTGGTTCTACAAGACAACATCAACAGCCATTCTTGTTTACCCGTTTGACTATTACAGCGTGCCAGTTCAAGACATTGCAAACACAAGTGTCATTGTCAAAGTAAGCACACAAGGCAACAATGTGTACGACCAAACTTGGACGCAAGGCACTGACTACCAGTTAGAGCCACTCAATGCGTCGCTAAACGGTGACCCGTACAATCGCATTACTGCAATTGGTGGCAAAACATTCCCGATACAACTGCAACCAAATGTGCCGTATGTGCAAATCACTGCACAATGGGGCTGGCAGAGCGTGCCAATAGATGTAACGCAAGCATGCGTGTTGTTAGCAATACGACAATTCGCAAGGCTTAATGCGGCACTTGGCATTGTTGGTTTCAACGACATGGCTATTCAAGTCAAAGCCGTTGACCCCGATGTGCGAGATTTACTTAACCAATATCGTTTGTTCGCGGTTGCGTAATGCCGGCAACAATTGGCAACATTGCAACAGGACTAGCAACAGCACTCGCAACGGTAAGTGGTTTGCGCACATACGCTTACCAACCTGAGCAACTAAGTCCGCCTGTTGCTTATCCAGAACTCACTGGCGTTACTTACCACAGAGCGTTCCAAGGTGGCGATGTAGTTAGCAACTGGAACATTGGCATTGTTGTTGGCAGATATACCGATAGAACAGCACACAGTCTGTTAGACAGTTACTTGTCGTTCTCTGGTGCGCAAAGCATTAGAGCGGCGATTGAAGCAGACAAGACATTAGGTGGCACGGTGCAAACTTTTT